GCCGCCTCGGTCACCTTCGCGTCGCCGTTCACCGCCGACCAGATGCCGGTGATGATCCCCGTGTAGTACCGTCGCGGCATCTCCCAGTACGCGCCTGGGTCGAGCTGCACCGACCAGCTGGTGAGTGACGCTGCTGACCCGAGCTTGAGGTACAGCGTCGCTGTGCTGTTGTTCACGACGAGCGCACCGACGCGCGCTGTATTCGCAGCGAGCAACGTGACAACAGTCGCGCTCGACGTCACGGCGGTGACGGTGCCAGTCGCCGGGCCAACGAACTCGACCGAGCCGATGTTCACGCCAGCATTCGCTGCGAGCTTGCCGATGACGTTGGCACTTGTCTGCAGCGCAACGCTCACGATGTTGGCTGTGACCGCGCCGGCGAGCGTCGCGAGGAACCCCCTGCTTTGGCCGATGTCGACCTCGACCGTGCCGGGCAGCGCGGTGGTGTCGTGAGCGCCGATGTGCTCGCCCGAGAGGGTGCGCGACTTGAGCGGCACTGTCCCGAGTTCCGGATCTGTGTAGTAGAGCGTCATGTGCTTTGGTCGCAGAGTTCGGCCATGGTCATCACCCGAGGTAGTGCGCTTGCGACTGGATCGTCGTAATAGAGTTCGCTCACGGTCTCACCCCACGTAACCCGAGACGCGCATGCGTCCGCTGCTGCAAAGGCCTACCAGTCGACCCGCGAACGGTGACTTGTAGTTCGGCGCTGTTGCCACTGGCACGCGGATCACTCGCGAGAAAGCATCGCCAGATAATGATGGCGAGAACCGAAGATTCAGCTTCAGCCGAGTGGAGGGTGCGCCGTTGAGTTCATCGAGGCGCAGGAGATCCATTACGCTTGGCGGAACCGTTGCTGTACCTGCACCCATATTCATCACTACCAGGTGCTGGGGAAGCACGACGGCATCGACGCTACTCACATTGAGACCAGGACATGCTGCAACCCACACCATGCCATCGACCGACCGATAAACGGCGCCTGATACGTTGAACGCAAGGAAACAGTTTGCGGTTTCACTCCACAGGACTCCCATCGGGGGATTCACCGTGTGTGGAATGGGGGTTGTTGCCGCGATCCAGTTCGCGCCGCTCTGGTCGCCTACATACATGGGATAGGTACCAGCGGCGTTGCCGACAGCACAAAAGCGATTGAGCGTGGGTGAGTACGCGAGTCCGCTCATTGTGACGCCACCAGACAACGTGGCGGTCGTGGTCCAAGTCACCCCGTTAGTGCTGCTCTTGATGGCTCCATCTGTACTCATGGCGACGACAGCGTTCGCGCCGGCAACGCATCTCAACAAATCTGAACCACCCGTCGCACGACGGGTGTAGGACCCGGCTGCATTGATCGCCGTCTGAATCTCCCCGCCGGTGCCCACGACAACGACCAGCCCAAGCGCATCAGACCAGCAGACGTCATTGAAGACCCCCGCGTAACTCGATCCGGCCGTAACCGACGCCCAGACGTCGGTCGCTTGCGCGTATCGAATCGATGGATTCGCCGAGCACACCGCGACTGCGTCACCGGCGGGCGTGCAAGCAAACCCCAGAACTGGGGCCGGACAGCTACCGATCTCCGTCCACTGCGTGAGTGCTAGGATCTCGGCCCTGCGGTCAATGAGCCTCTGCACCGCCTTGAGCACTTGAGATAGGTCGGACTCAACGCGCGTCAGCCCCGCGCCTGTGATCAAGTTCGCGAGCTCGTTCTGTGTATCGCTGAGCGCGTCCCACGCGTGATTGAAATACCCGGCTGGTGGTTCTTCGCCATTCGTGAAGCCCGCGGATCGCTTCCCTGGCGGCGGCGAGACCGTGCCTGGATAGCCGACTGGCGGAGTCGTCGCCCATTGGTCGAGCTTGAGTTCCATTAGAGCACCACCAAGATGCTGCCGGCGGGGGCAACAGGGTGCGGTTCTGTGTTGTACCCCATGTCGCGACCGTCGCTGATCGCAGAGAGCCGCCCGCGGTTGAAGCCGCGCGGGCTGTCATAGACCGAGTCGCCGCTGACCGAGAACCGGAACGACGTGGTCGAGTCGTACCAGTGAAAGAACGCTTGAACGCCGGCCGCCTTGGCCTCGACGATGAGCTGCGCAATCTCGACGCCGTCAGCGCCCAGCACCGGCCCCATCGCGTGGATCGTGAACGCTGCGGGATAGTGGTCCTCGATGCGAATCGGAACCTGACAGAGCTTCGCAGCGAGCGCGATGAGTTGCCGCGACAGCCCCGAGCTCTGATTGACGAGGACGCGCGCAGAAATCCACACCCGATACTGCTCGTCAGTGCGCCCCTCGCGCGGCTGCCCGACGATCTTGCCGAGCAGGTCGAGCACGGCGCCCTCGGCGGTCGCGGGCGAGCGCTTGGTGAGCAAGTCCCAGTAGGCCAGCTCGAGCGCCTGCACCTCGGCCGTCCACGCAGCGAGCAGTGCTGAGATCCTGGGCTGGCGATAGCGATCGGTCAGCAGCGCGACCGCATCCGTCTCGTGCGTCAGGATGAGGTTCATGACGGAAACTCCGCCACGGCAATGTTGTCCGGCAGGACGATCGCCAACTGTCGGCTTGCGATCGCGATCGACGGCTCGCCCGCATCGGGATCGCTGATGGCGGTGGTCGACAACCCGACGCTGGCATTGAGGACGCCTGGCACCCGTAGCGCGACGCGCACCATCTGGCCGGAGTACACGTCAGTGCCCACGTCGAGATACGCAGGGTCGAGCTTGTTGGTCGTGGCTGCTTGAAGCGCGAGCGCGAGCGCTTCGTCGCCTACATACTCGGCGCTGGTCACCACATCGATCGCGACGAACACTGTGACCTCGTCGGGGCGGCTGAAATAGATCGGATAGCTCTCGCCTTGCTGGTCGACCACCGTGACCGGGGGCTCGGTGCCGTGCGTCTGGATGCCGCCGACCTTGTTGGTAGCGATGCTCTCGCCGATCGCCTGCGCATCACCACCCCGCACGATCGCCTCGATCGAGTGCGGTGGCAGCCCGTCCGCTGTCGTGACGTCAGTGACGTTCTCAAGCACTGCGACCGCGACCACGTCAGGCAAGCGCGACAGGTCCGCGCGAATGCCGTTCACTGTGCCGCCGCCCGCCGCTGCCAGTTCACTCAGGCGCCGGAGGCGATACGCGGCATCGGTCTCGACGAAGGACCCGAGCGCTGCGTCCTCGGCGTTGGTGATGGAGTTCCAGCCCGCGATGAACGTCTCGATCACGTTGAGCGTGGTCGCGTTCGCGACGACGGGGCCGACTTCCTCGGACTCGAACAGCACGCTCACGTTCGCGGGTGCGCCGGTCGGGTTGAGCATCGGTTCGACGTTCACGAACCGCGCAACGGGGTTGCCCTGCACGCTTGCGACTGCATCACCGGCAGCGATGGTGGTGGCGGCCGAGAGGTTGACGGTGGCAGTCACCGTGCTTTTCTTTGCGTCGTGCCGCAGCGTGTTGGTCAGGCTGTAGAGCGCGTCCTGCTGCACGCCGCTGGCCATGTCCGGATCGAGCGCGTCGTAGAGTTCCTGTCCGGCCTCCCAGAGCTCGACGAGCTTGCTCGCAAAGACGCCGTTGAGTTGGCCGAGCACGCTGAACGGGCTCGTGTCGATGTCGGGGCCGAGGTCTGCGCGCTGGCGCGTCACGACGTCGTTGAGCACGTCTTCGAGGCTCTTGGGGACGAACCCGTCGGGCGTGAGACCGAAACTCATCGCGATCCCCCGATCGTCTGCGACAGGCCAAGCGACGCATCTTCGCCACTGCTGAGCAGGGCCTCTGCCTGGACCGTCAGTGTGCGAGTGGTGCGGTCCAGGCTCAGACGCATGTCGCGCACGTCAGCGACGCCTGGCACCGCGCGCGTTGCAGTCGCGAAGATCGCGCGCACCACCGCGGGGTTGACGCCCTTCTCGAGGATGTCGTGCTGGTAGTCGATGCCGAGCGAGCGGTCCTGAAACCACTCACCGCGGAACATGGTGATGTGAAACGCCCAGAGCTGCGCCACCGCTTCGGCACCTACACACAGGCGCGCGCTGCCGCCCTGCAGGTCCAGGTCACCAGTCGCGGGGTCGAGCGCCAGGTCCGACACGAGGCGCTGGTATGCGGGGACCGAGACGCGGTCAAGCGCGGCACAATTACGCCCAGGGGACGGCCGCGCCGCCCGCGGCGGGGACGGCCTTGCCTTTCGTTATCCAGGCGTGGATCGCGTCGGCCATGGCCTGGGCGGCGGCCGAGTGCGTCGTCGGGAACGGCGGGGTGAACAGCGTAGCGAAACCGACTGGCACCGCTGGCGGCGTGGCTACGAATGCGGGCGCCATCCCCGAACCGAGCGCCGCGCCGAGGGTCGTGAACGCGGTTTCCATCGATGGAGCGGCCGCGGTGGTCCCGAACGCTGAGATCAGCGACGTCTCGAGCGCTGCGGTGGCGCCAGTGATCGAGACCGGCGTGGGTGGTGGCGTCAGCGCTGTGACATACGCGCCCACCGCATCGGCCCACGACTTGGCGCACAGCGCTGACGTGGCCGGCGGGTTCACGGCGATGTCCTCCAGCCCGGACTTGAGCGTTGCCTTGTTGAGGGTCATTCTTTCAGCTTGTGAAGCGACGACAGGATCGTCGTGAGGTTGGGCGCGTTGATCGGGGTGCCCGATGGCCCCATGGCCGTGGGCACGGTCAGGGCGCTGAGAAAGGTCTTGAGCGCGGTGCCGAGCACCATCGGCTCGAGCGCGAGGTCGCCGCCGATCAGCACCGCGCCGGCCGGGGTGATGTGGATCTGCTTGGCGGCGGTGGCACCCGTCACCCCGATCACGAGGTTCTGCGCGTGCACGCCCTCTAGCAACGCCGTGCGGGGGGCTGGCCCGCTCGGCAGCGCCACCGCGCCTTCGAGGGTATGCGTACCCATATCTCCCGGCGTAATCGCCCGCTGGCTGCCCTTGCGCGCCGTCTGCAGCCACTGGTCGAGCGAGCGCTCGGCGAACACGAGCAGCACGAAGTCGCCGGCCGCGAGCGGCACTGAGATGAAGAAACCCCCGCCCTGCATGTAGCCCACCGGCACCATCGGGACCACCGGCAGCGTCTCGTCGACCATGACCCCGTCCTCGTTCGGGGCGCGCCGCTGCAGACTGGGCTGCACGTCAACGAACTGCCGCCCGTGCTCGCCGGCATGCACCCTGAGCACCTCGGCCGGCATGGCGGTGTGCACATCGCTCAGCTCGGCCTGAATCGCCGCGCGCTGAATGTCCAGGTCCGACGGGGTGACACTCATCGCTTGCGCTCCTCGTTGCGCAGTTCGAGATCCACATACCAGTCACGGCCGGCGGTGTCGCCCACATGCTTGGTCGTCTCGGCCCGATAGATCCCAGTGACGTGCTCGCTCGTGATGCGAATGCGACGGCCGGGAAACAGGTCTGGGATCATCAAGCAGCGCGCCTCGGTGATCCCCTTGTTGCCAGGCTCAGGCGAGCCGATGAGCCCGGTGTCGGGAGTGAGCTCGATGCCCAGCTCTTGAAGCGGCTTGCCCTGGTCGAGGAATTGCAACTCGTCGTCCTGAATCGACCACTCGAGGCCGCAGCTGCGGGCGAGGCGATCAAGCTCCCCCTCGATGGCGCCGGCGAGCGCATAGCCGTTGAAGAACTTCGACGCCTGCGTGCCCTGGATCTTGGCGCTGACGGTCTTGGCGGCGGTGTTGCCGAGTCGCACGCCCATCGCCTTGGCAGCTGTGGTGAGCACGTCCTGCACCGTGGCGCCCGGAGCGAAGCTCTTGAGGATACGGCGCTTGCGGGCGAGACGTCCGCTGTCGCTGGTGACCGTGGTGATCCAGTCGCTGCCCTCGCGCGTGCTGAGCACATCACGCAAGTCGCCGCGAAACAGCAGCGATGTGCCCCCGACGTAGCCCGCCTCGAGCGAGACGTACACCTTCTCGAGCTGCTGCAAGCGCTTGCGATGCTCGGCGTTGAGGTTCCAGATGCGAATCTCAGCACTGTTGGGCGTCTGCGCCGACAGCGACTTGACGATCTCGAAGGCGACGTCGAGCTCCTCGATCACGTACTCGTCGACCTGCACGCGCACCCTGCGGTCAAACAGCACCGTCACGACAGCGCCTCGATATAGTGCATGCAGTACCGCGTGCCGAACTCGTCGAACGTCGCGTTGCCGTCGCGCGCTTGGCCGTCGAGCAGAAACAGCTCGCCAGGCGGCCGCTCGGGGTGCAGGTTGCGGCGCAGCAGCGGGAAGCGCGTCACGAGCCGCACGCCCATCGCTATAGGCGTCCCGTCGAGCGTCGAGAGATCCATATGCCAGCAGCCGCCCCGCTCGTTCCACCGAAACCGGAACGTGTACGTGACACCGTCGAGCTCCGACTGCTGCGTCGTGTCGGGGTACACCTCGGTTGGGATGAGTCGTATGCCCATGGTCAGAGCCCGATCAGCTTCTTGATGTCGTCCTTCGTGATCGTCCCGATCTTCGAAAGCAGGCTCTGCTTGTCGGTGTCGCCGGGCGCGACCAGGCTCGCCGGCGGCGGGCTGACGGGTTGAGTGGGCTGCTTGCCGCGCGACTTGCGAGGCTTGGCGCGCGCGTCCACCGGGTCAGGCAGTTTGGCCGTCTGGCTGTTGACGATGCGCAGCACCTTCCCGCTCGCCGAAAAGTTCAGTCGCCCCTGCCCCGCTTCGCTCGTGCGCTCGATGTGCAGCGCGGTCAGCGCGACGTTCTGGTACGTCATGAGGCCAGTCACGACGGTGACCAGCGCGCGACGATCGAAGATCGACACGAGCGCAGCGTGCACCGCGCTCACCCGATCAAAGGGCTCGGTGAAGTGCAGGACGCTGGCCGAGAACACGCGCTTGCTGCGCACGTCGAGCTTGAGCGCGCCGAGCACCGCAGCTGCTTGCTCGGCGCCCGGGACCAAGCCGATCGCGCCGAGTGTCGGCTCGCCCTTGATCTCGATGGGGCTCGGATTGATGCGCGATGTACCGGCGTGCGACTTGGGAAGCTCGATCGGGTGATTCGTGACCGCGCCGTCGATGTCGATGGTGGCGGGCATGGGGCGGATGTGATCGGCCACGTCCGCACCGGCTTCGACCGGATGCTCGGTCACGTCGGCCGTCAGGGCATGCCCCTCCCGGACCGAGACATCGATCCAGATGTCGCCGATCTCGACGTGCCGGTTTGCCACGTCAGCCACTCCCCGGGCGCGGCAGCGCAGCGTTGCTCTTGCGGCGCTCAGCTGCCAGCGCGTCGAGCACTGCGCGGCGGACCTCGGCGGGGTTGCCGCCGTTCACGTTGACGGTGACCGTCGTGTTGCCGGACTGCACGATCACGGGCGGCTGCGTGCCGCTCGCTGCAACGGACGCGCTCGCCGTCGGCGAGGCACCAACCGCCGATGCCGACGCTCGGCCGGCTCGGATCTCCTCCGCTTCCGCGTTCACGCCGCGTCCGAGCGCGCGCCCCGTTTTCGTCGCGTTGCGTTCTCCAGCGATGTCGGCAGCCTTCTCTTTCAGGCCCTGCTCGCGCGCCTGCTTGGGAGTCATGAGCGCCGCGCCGACACCTCGACCGGCAGCGCGCTCGCTCGAGAACAGCACCCGCTGTAGGCCGTTAGCTTTGCCGCCGATGCCGGGCAAGTTGTAAAAGAAGTCGGCGATCGCGGTCCCGAGGCGCGCATAGAGATTGTACAAGCGCTCGCCCATGAGCTCGAGTTCACCGAACCATCCGATCTGCTCTTGCAGCTTTGCCGTGTCGGCGTCTGCCCAAAGGTTGCGCCACGCCTCGGCCAGTATGTCGACGCCGGCCGCGTGGTTGCGGACATACTCGTCGACAGTGCCCAGCCCACCGACCGCGTCGATGTAGTCGCCGATGACCGATTTGCCGCCCGTGAACATGTTCCAGAGCTCGTCCATGATCAGGATCAGCGCTATCGCTGCAGCCGCCGGCACGATGAACGGGGCAAGCATCTTCGCTCCGGTCACGACGGCAGCAGCACCGAGGAGCGTCAGGGCGGCCTCGAGCACGTGCGTACCTGCTGTCAGATCCTTGAACAGCTTTACTGCGTTGGATGCGCCCGCCACAATGCGCTCGAGCGCGGGCATGGCCTGCCTGCCCATGTCCGTGGCGAGATCTTTCAGAGCCCCGCCGAGCGCCTTGCTTGCGTTGCCAAAGCTGCCAGAGCTGCGGGCTGCGTCGCCCTGCGATGACTTGGTCTTGTCGAGGATGTACTGATAACGGAGCTCGGTCTTCTCAGCGACGTTCATCGCAGCGAGCTTCTTGTTGATGCCGTGCGCGTGCGCGTACTCTTGTAGCGTCGCGTCGTCCATGATGATGCCGAAGCGCTTGAGAGCGATGTCGGCCCCCGCGAGCCCGCCCTTCAGCGACGCTAGCGCCTCCTCCTCGGTCGTGCCCGTGAATGCGCTGGCGAGGTCCACGGCTAGCGTGGCGAAGGTCTTGCTCATCTCTTGCGCCTTGGCTTTGTTCTGCACCATCGGCTCGAGCATCCCGCCCAGCCCCGCTGCGTACTCCTGTAGCTGGTAGCGCGAGCGGCCGAGCGTCGACGAGGCCGTCTCCGACCAGCTCTTGACCTGGGCGGCGCCCTCCGCCCCGAACACCCGCTCAAGGACGCTGCCCGTCTCGTTGGCATCGGAGGCGAGCTGGACGATCTTTCGTAGCGTCTGCGTGATGCCCACGGCCGCGACCAGCTTGCCGAGCGCACCGCCGAACAAGGATGTCCCAGTCGCGGCGACCGCCATGCCCGCCCGGCTGCTGGCTGCTGCTTTGCCCGTCGCGGCGAACCTGCTGCCCGCACTGGCTACCCGACCGCCCGCGGCTGTCGCAGCCGTGCCGACCACACCGAGCTTCTTGCTTGTCGCGGCAAGCTGCGTCTGCACCTGGCCGATCCCGCGCTCAGCGGCTTCGAACCCGGTCTTGTCGACCTCGAAGCCCAGGCGCGCGACGATCTCGCGCAGCACAGTCATGACCGACTCCGCGCGGCCAGGTGCTCGAGTTCGTCGTACATGTCCAGCACGTCGTGCGCCTCGTACAGGTCGTCAAGCGACCATGCGGTTTGGATCTCTACGAGGCCGGAACGGTACCTCGCGCTGGTGGCGACACGGTGGATGTCCCAGTCGATGCACTCGGGGACGGCGATGCTGACAGCACGGTCAGGATCCGACCGGCTAGGCCGCGATCGCCGTTCGATCCGCCGAAAAAACTGGCGTAGTTCACCTCCAGACAGAACCGCGCCCACAGCAGCATCTCGTCATACTTGCCCGCAAAGTGCGCGTCGAACACGTCGGACAAGCGCGGCTCTCGGTCGCCGAGCACGACGACCGTCTGCTTGGCGAAGTCGTCGAGCATCGAGCCCACCTCCGACTCGGTCAGACGCTCGGCCAGTTCGTACAGCCCCTGACTCAATCCGGCTGCGAGCGCCGCTTCGACCTCCTTGTGCTGACCCTGCGCGAGGCTGCTGAGCGTCGCGCCGAGACTTGGGCCGGCCAGCTTGAGCAAGCGGACCAGTAAGCCCCGCCCCTGCTTGGCGCCGAACTGCGTCACGCGGTACGTGTGCTCGCCGATGCGCTTCTCGCGGGCTTCGATCGCCATGCGCGCTACCGCCCGCCGATGAAGCTGCCGCGCGCGTTGGCGAGCCGAATCTTCCACTCGATGGTCTGCACCGCCTTGCCAGCTTTGTACGCTGGGAAGCCGGTGATCCATGCGCGCTCTGCGAGCACGACGAGGCGCCCCTCTTTGTCGCGCGCATTGAACACGCCGGCCCCTGCGCCGTTCGGCAAGCTCAGATCGGCCTGGAGCATCGAGCTGAGGCGGTCGTTCGCGGCGGCGGTGTTGGCGTACCGCAGCGTCACGAACGCTTTGAAGTTGTTCGTTGCGTACCGCGAGACCTCGCCGTCGGCGCCGGTGAAGTCGAGGAACTGCGCATCGTCCCACTCGAGGCTGAACACCTCGTCATCGGCATAGCCGCCGTCGTCGAGCGGGATCGCATTGAGGCTGATGGCGAGGTCGTTGATGTTCCAGTCCTTGAATCCCATAGCAACCTCTCCACCTACAGGGCCGTGCGGACGGTGCCGTTGATGAGCACCTTGTGCACCGCGCCCTGCAGCACGAAGCTGAACTTGACGTCAGGCAGGACGCGTTGCGTGCGATCGTTGGGGTTGATCTCGGCGACCTTCGGCACCGTCACCGAGTAGGGCGCATCGCCGTCGATCAGCGTCGCGCTGATGCCCTCAAGGATCTGCCCGAGCACCTGGGCGCGCACGAGCTCGATGCCCTTGTCGGTGTACGCAACCTTGTCGTTGTTGGCGAGCAGCGCCACGATGCGCTCGCTCACGCGTGCGTCGAACCAGTCGATGCCGTGCGTGATGTCGATGTACCGGCCCGATGCGGCGCGGCCGTCGAGCGTGAAGCCGATCCCCTTCACATCCACATAGTAGTTGACGTTCTTGCCCCTGAGCACGCCGCGATCGCTGTCGCTGAGCGGCGACTTGTCCACGCCGGCGAGGCTCTTGTTGGCCCACGTCGCAGAGCCCGGCGCCTTGGGCAGCATGCGCCCTGCCCACGCGGCTGCAGCGCACTGCGCGGGCTTGCCGTGGTAGAGCGGCACGGTCCGGTTGTAGCCAGCGGTTTGCAGGTCGCTGCCGACGTCGTCGGAGACCGAGCCGCTCTTGATCTCGGAGTCGCTCGGATTGACGAACAGGATCACGGTCTGGGCCTCGGCCCACGCTGCGGCGGCCGTGATCACCGCGTCGCTGCTGTCATCGAGGAGCAGACCATACCAGTCCGCATCATAGGCACGGATGGCCGCGAGGTCGGCGGCGATCCCCGTCGTCGAGTCGGGGGTGTTGTCCTTGATGGTGAGGTTCGGCGAAAGGTTCTCGAAGCGATGCGCCACGTCGGCCGCGTCGCTCGCCACACTGATGTCGGTTGCGCTTCCCGTCGCAGTCAGGCTCGGTACGGCAGTGTTGATCTCGGCGGCCAGCGAGGCGGTGATCTCGGCGATGGTGGGTGTCGTGCTCGCGGTGACGCTCACGGCCACGCCGTCGACCTCGAGCGAAAACACCTCGTGGCTGACCGGCGTGCCCGGAGTAAGAGTGACCGTCTGCGTCGTGGCGCCCGCGCACTTGCCGACCTTGAACTGCGGCGGGCATGGGTTCTGCGACTTGAGCGCCAGGGCCGTTTTATAGATCGGGTGCGTCGTCGGCATGCTCAGCGGCGGGAGCGTCATCTCGTCGGCGTCGGAGAACGTCCGCACGATCTCGGGCCAGTAGGTGTGGTAGCCGGCGATGAGCGGGGTGCCGAAGCCTGCCTGCGAGACAGCGGCATCCTTGATCTCGATGGTTACGGTAACGACTTCCGACACGCTGCTCATGGCGTACGCCTCCTAGGAAATCGCTCGGTCGGCGATGATGATGGGGTCGACGTCTGCGGGGTCGCGCTTCACCGTGCCGCCCAGCACCACGCTCCCGATGGTCCCGGTGGGCGCGTCGGTCTCGGCGCTCACCCAGTTGAATGCGACGTCGAGCGCCGCCACCGACTCCTCGCGTTGATCATGGGTGCGGCCGAGGTCGACGAGCGCAAGGCTCTCGCGCAGCCCCACGCCGAGACTGCGGAACGTCGCTTGCGATGACGGGAAGTACAGCCGCCCTCGCACCAGCTCGAGCAGCGCGTACGCGCGGTATGCCGGTCGCTGATCGCGCGACACGATCTTGCAGCTGAGCGTCAGGCGGCGGTTGCCGACCACCTCGATCGCGAGGTCGGCACCAAAACCGGTGGCGCGCACCTCGTCGGTGCCGGGCTCGGCCGACTGCCCGAGCAGCGTGAGCTCAGCCCACGGGTAGCTGCGCATGCCCACGGGGTCGCCTTGCCACGCGATCTCAGTGAGCGCGACGCCGCTGACGTCTGCGAACCATTGCCGGAGGCCGTCGTGTAAGAGCTGCCAATCCATCAGCTGCCCTCGACGCGATGGGTGATCGAACCGCGCAGCTGCCCGGTGTCGACGAGCGGTGTGCTCGACCCCTTCCGGGCGATGGTTGAGTCGGCGTTGCGCGGCGGGATCCCATTGGCGATCCGCTGCTTGATGAGCCCGACGCCTTGCTGCCCGAGCAGCTCGAGCGCCTGCCCGGTCAGGAACTTGCCGATGAGCACGCCCTGCCCCAGCGCCGACGCGGTGCGCTGCAGCTTGGCGGCGTGCTCGTCGATGGTGGCGCGGATGAAGCTGCGCTGCGGAATCACGATCTCCTTGCCGCGGGACGTCCGGATCACAGCGCCGAACTCGTGCACCACAGCCAGATCGACCACCGTCATGGGGGCAGCTTCCCGGTGCGCCGACGAAGCTTGCTGTCCCTGCACGCCGACGAGCGAGTACGCGCCGGCCGTCGAGAGCTTGAGCACGCGGTCTTTGAGAGCGTCCCAGCCCTCGTCTTTGTTCGTGACTTTGAGGGTCGCGCCGCTCATCACACGACCATGGCTCCGACGACGCCGCCCTGCAGCAGCTCGTTGTAGCGGCGCTCGTACAGAGTGGTCGCGCCGTCGGGCTCTTTGTTCGGATCGAGGCGCGCGAACTCGCCGCCGGGCGAGCACGCGATCAGATGACAGGCTTGGTACTTCACCGCTTGGTCGTAGCTGGCTCCCCACCCGCTTGGGTAGAGTTGCCCAGACGCGTCGGAGATCTTGGCGGAGATGATCACGTCGCTCGTGTTCGCGAACTCCGGGAACTCTGTCTTGATCTGTTCGACGGTCACAGCCACCTTCGCTTACTCCCTGTCGCCTCGACGGCCGAAGTGCCGACTCGGCGTGGGTTCTGCTGGGCTCGGCGCGGGGGGCGACGACGGGGGCGGCGGGGGCGGCGGCGGGGGCTGGGTCGGCGGCTGCGTCGGCGATGGCGCTTCGGTTGCGGTGCCGCCCTCGACCTCGATCTCCTTGCGCTCGATCCACCGCTTCACGACCGCGCTGCCGAGCGCGGCTTGGAACCGCTTGTGCTCCTCGTCGCTATCGAACGTCACAGCGATGCCGGGAGTCCCCTCGGCGGTGGGCGGCACGGTGATGACCTGTCCGTTGCCGAACTGGAGCTGCTTCACATGCGCGGTCTTGTTTTTGATGGTGACTTGGTTCGCCATGATCAGATTCCATCCATGTAGACGGCGCCGAGCGGGTACTCGAACGCCACGCCGCCGATGCGGCCCACGGAGTTGACTTCGAACGAGAGGTTCTTGCTCTGCGGCGGCAGCTCCTGCTGCTCGAGCGGGATCTCGAGGTGCACCACCGACGGATTGCGCGGGTACATGATCGCGCGCGGATTGCCGCCGTCGGCGACAGCAGCGAAGTGCCACCAGTCAACGTTGCGCACCGTCTGGGACTGCTCGAGGAACACCTTTAGGATCGTGTCGGTGGGGTTCGCAGGCGCCACGGCATAGAGCGGCGTCCGAGTGATGTAACGGTATTGGGCGAGCGGCAGCACCAGCGTGTCGGGGTTGAGCACGCCCTTGGTGGTGCTTATGATCGCGTCTTCCATAGCGATCAGGTCGGCGAGGACTTCGGGCGGCTTTTTGTCCGCGCCGCCCCATGCAGACGAGAGGCCGGTGGCCGGCGGGGCTGCGTTGATCTGCGGCACGTTGGCGTTGTTGAGCAGGCCGGTGAGGCCAGTCTCTTTGATGCCGATAGCGGCTATCTCTTCGATCTTCTGCTCGAAGCCGGTGCGCACTGCGTCCGCCTTGCGTGCACGCAGCGGGACACCTGCGCGAGCGGTGCGCAGTAGGTCGAGCCAGCTCCACTCGTAACCGAGTGCGATGCTCTCGATCGTGTGCGTGTACTTGGCAGCGAACGTCGCGACTTTCGGGATGTCGTCAGCGTAGTTCGCGACGACCTTGGCCATGCCTGCGCGGTCCCATACCGAGTATGCCCAGGACTCGGCGCCGGGGTCGATCTCAGAAGTGACCGGCACGAGGCTGCGCGCCTTGAACTCGGGGCGCTGCACGTCGACTGACCGCGCGCGCATCTGCTCGAGCTGGTGCTCGAGGATCATGGTCTCGTTGGCGTCGAGCCGATCGGCGCCGTAGAGCTCGGCGCGGTGCACGATCATCGCGTTGTAGATGCGATCGACCTCGGCCGCGTCGAGTCGCTCGCTCGACAGCCGACTGAGTTCGCCGGCAATCTGGTCTCGGCTGTAGGGCGCCAGTGTTTGAAGTTGCACGAGCATGGTGGTGGTGGTCTCCTTCGCGCGTCTTAGAACAGGTCGATCTCGACCAGCACGAGTGTGCCCGCGGTGGCATCGGTGAGAAAGATCGCGTGCGTCAGCTCCGCCGCTGAGGCGGTGTCGGCGTCGGCTCGGAAGCTGCCGAGTTCAGTCCCGCCTGGGCCGGCAGCGAAGCGCACGAACGGGTGGGTCCAGCGCGCGACCGCGGACTCAGCGAGCACCCAGAGGCGGCCGCGCCGAATCACACCGGTCGGGCGCAGCGCGTCGATGTCGCTGCCACCCTCGCGAGTGGGGTCGAGGAACGTCACGCCCATCGCGCCGGGCTTGGTCACGTCGCCCGCTGCGGCCGGCAGCATCGCTGCGTTCCGGGCCTTACCGGCGCCCTTGTCTGCGGTCAGCAGCTTGCCGACTTTGACCTTCGCCTGCGGGATCACCGTGTCGGTGTATTTGGTGAAGTCCTCGGTGACTAACCCGAGGACCGCCACCGGCTGCCCGTAGTCATATGAGAGTTGCATCAGTGCCGGTCCTTGCTCGTCGCGAGCGGCTTTTGCCACTCGGGGACGAAGGCGTCTTGCCGAGCAGCGGGGGTGGACTGCGTGCCGTTCGATGTGGTGGCCGCGCGCGAGCGATCGAGCGCATCGTTGCGCCCGGTGCTCGCGTGCGCTGGGGCGGACTCGATCGCGTGATCGAACCGCGCGCTCACGTACTCGTCGCTCTTGCCCTTGAGATCAAGCTTGGCATCGAGCTTGGTGAGCACCGCCTCGTGGATCTGGCGGGGCGTCTGCCCGTCGAACTTGTGCTCGGCGGGCAGCACCTTGCGCGCTTGCCCGAGCAGCGTCGCTCGCGCATGCACTGCAGCGTCGACGCGCGCGGGGTCTGCGGCCGCCGTGAGCTGCTTTTTGACCTCGTCGTGCTCTTTGGTGAGCGCATCGAGCCGGCCCTGCGCGGTGTCGCGCTCCTTGGTGCGCTCAGTGAGCGCGTCGTCGCGCTGCTTGAGCGCTTTCTCGATGACCTGCGCCCATTGCTTGGGCACCTGGACGTCGAGCTCATCCACTCGAATCGTTACGTGATCCATCTGCGCGTCACCTCCCGGCAGGTCCGTTGTCCCGTCATCCCGCCGCTCGGGCGGCGCACCATAGGCGGTCGCGGTCATCGCGTCGCCAGAGTCCAGGCGCAGCGCGACTTCGCTGCCGGCGCGGCCCCAGTTGCGCGGCCCGAGCGCGGCGTGGTTGTACACGATGTCGCGCTGCACTGCGTCGTAGTGCTCGCCGTCCCATACGCCCGGCGTCGCATCGATTGCGCACGCATAGCCGCAGCTGATCTCGCGGCGCTCGCCGCGCTCGACCAGTGCGATCATCTGCTCGTCCTCGATCGTGACTGTCGCTGCGACGCGATGGCCGTCCTGCCGCACTGCCTCGCCGACGTGCCCGACCCGCAGTGAACGGACGTTCTTCGGGCTGACCATCTCTTTCGGGTGCAGGTCAGTGAGCGGCGCAGCCGACAGCGACTCGAGCGACGCGGGCCGGAACACTTCGTCGGGGTGCCGCAGCTCACGGACGGTGGTCCCGTCGGCGCGCTTGTACTCGAGTACGCCAGCCCGAGTCACATACGCAGGCACCCTGAGAAACCCTTGCGGGGTCCGCACTGGCCTACCGATCTCGGCTACGTCGTACCGATGAACGAGCACGAGGGCGCTGGTATGCGCGGCTTTTCAGCGTGTCAAGGGCGGCGGGGGCGGGACCCAGGGGTCCGGGACGCCGTCCGGCACGGTGTCGATATACGCAAACGAACTTCGCCCAAAGGCTTTGTCGAGCGCCTCGTAGTACATCGGGCCATCGGCCGGCGTGAATACATCGCCGAACACGATTTGCTCGAAGTCGTCCTTGGAGACGCCCCGAGCGACATCGACCAGC